ACACGAAGCAAAATGCGAAGAAAGATGGAAGAGCATATTCAAAGAAACAGCAGAAATAAAACAAGAAATGAACCAGCTAAACGGAACGCTAAGAATGGCAATGTTTGGAACATTTGGTTTTATGTCAACGCTTTTAATAGCTTTTTTAACAGGCGTAGTAGCAATATAATGCACATATCAGACGAAGGTTTTTGTTTAATTAAAAAATTTGAAGGGTGTGAACTAAACGCATACAAATGCGCAGCAGGTGTTTGGACAATTGGATATGGACATACTAAAGATGTTCAAGAAGGTGATGAGTGGTCCAAAGAAAAAGCTGAGTTTATGCTTTGGGACGAACTAGAAGAAGAGTATGAAAAATACGTTCATGATTTAATTGATGTTCCTTTAAGTCAATGTCAATTTGATGCCTTAGTTTCTTGGGTTTACAATTTAGGCCCAGAAAATCTAAAAAACTCCACTTTGTTAAAGGTATTAAATAAAGGTGAATACGAAGAAGTTCCAAGTCAAATAAGAAGGTGGAATAAAGCTAATGGAAAAGTTTTAGAAGGGTTGATTAGAAGAAGGACTGCTGAGTCTTTGTTGTTTGAGGGAAAAGAATGGGGTAAGGTCTAACTGTAATTCATTTTTTAGGACAGGCAAATGTCTCATTCTACGGCTAGGATCTCTTTAGCTGGTGAATATTTAGCAGCGTCTTACATGTTAAGATATTGCGATTCCGTAATTATGGCTCCGTCTGGTCATAGAGCAGATTTAATACTTGACCATCAAGGTCAACTTTATAGAGTTCAAGTAAAAACAACAAATTCAACATATTCCAGAAGT